CGGCACCAGACCACGCGGCGGCATCGGAACGCGTCGCCGATCCGTCCGGCATCGGCCGAAAGGCGGTCTGTGCGGCGAAACGCAGCGTGACACCGCTTGTACGTTGAATTTCCAGACCTAAATATTGGAGGAATACCGGATTGAAACCACCCTCCGGTGGGTTGTAGGTTAAAGGGGGCTTGCACATTCGTGATTGTTGGGGAGGACGGCCTTGTCCGAGGATTCTGAGGTCACCCGCGTGACCGCGAAGGATGCGGCGAAGCTTGGTGCCCTTCTGGAATCCGCCGTCGACGCCATCATCACCATCGACCGGCGCGGGATTATCGAAGTCATCAATCCCGCCGCAGAACGGCTTTTCCAGTACACGCCCGAGGAATTGATCGGCTGCAACGTCAGTGTCCTCATGCCGGAGCCCTTCCGGTCCGAGCACGATGCCTATCTTTCGCGCTACCTCACCACCGGCGAGCACCGAATCATCGGCATCGGCCGGGAAGTCACCGGCCTACGCAAGGACGGCACGACGTTTCCAATGCACCTGTCGGTGAGTCAGTTCGAGATCGACGGCGAAATATTCTTCACCGGCATCATCCACGACCTGAGCGAACGCAATAAGGCCGACGAGGCGCTTCGCCAGGCGCAGAAGATGGAATCCCTGGGTCAATTGACCGGCGGCGTTGCCCACGACTTCAACAACCTGCTGACGGTGATCATCGGCAACCTGGAGCTTCTTGAACTGCGGGTGGAAGACGAGGGTCAGCTCGCGCTGCTGGCCGAGGCGCAGGAGGCCGCGAGCATGGGCGCGCGCCTGACGGAACGACTGCTCGCCTTCGCCCGGCGCAGCCGGCTGGATCCCAGGGTCGTGGACCTCAATGCCCTGGTCGTCGGGCTGACGGACATGCTGCATCGGACGCTGCGCGAGACGATCGGCCTGAGCACTCTGTTGAGCACCGACCTGTGGACCGTAAAGGCCGACCCCTCCCAGGTCGAAACCGCCATCGTCAATCTGGCGGTCAACGCGCGGGATGCCATGTCCGACAAGGGGACCCTGATCCTGGAAACCACGAACGTCCAGATTGACGACCTCTATTCGGCCGTCGAGGAAGGGCTGCAGCCGGGCGATTTCGTGCGCCTTTCGGTTACCGATACGGGGGCCGGCATGACTCCCGAGATCAGGGAGCGGGTGTTCGAGCCGTTCTTCACCACCAAGGAGGCGGGCCGAGGAACCGGCCTGGGCCTGTCAATGGTGTACGGCTTCGCCAAGCAGTCGGGCGGTCACGTCACCATCTACAGCGAGGTTGGATCTGGCACCACGGTCAACATCTACCTGCCCCGCCACACGGGGGACGAAGCGCCCGAAGTTGCCCAGGCGGAGGATGTTCCCGTCGCCCGCGGCGACCGGCAGACCGTGCTGGTGGTCGAGGACGACCCCCACGTTCGCCGCCTGACGAAGACGCGGCTGACCGAACTGGGATACGAGGTCCAGGAAGCGGCCAACGCGCCCGAGGCCCTGGACATTCTGGAAAGCGGCCACGCCGTCGGCTTGGTGTTCAGCGATTTGGTCATGCCCGGCGGAATGTCGGGGCTGGAACTGTGCAAGGAGGTCTGCCAGCGCTGGCCCGGCACCAAGTGCCTGTTGACGTCGGGCTACGCGGAAGTGCTCGTGGGCGGGGACGAGAACGGGAACGAGAAGTTATAGCTGCGCATTTATTTTTGCGCCGGTTCGCACTTAAAATTGCATAGCCTGCCGGCCCCGTAGAACGGGTTTTGAACGGGATTTGGAGCGGCCCCCGGGGATCGAACCCGGCTCGCTCCCCACGGGGTGCGTGGGGCGTCCCTCATGACGGGCCGCATGTAGGTTTTCAGGCTTCGGAAACGGCTGCGGGCGCAGGTTCAGGAATTTGCGGCACCGGGGTTTCAGAAACCGGATATAGCGGAACTGGCGCAGGGTCACCTTCTCGGCGCGGCCGAGGTTCGCCCTCAGATGCTCTCCCCGCCGGCCGCCCTTCTTGTGCGCCGTCAGCAGCATCACGTGGTAGGTCTCGCCGTCCAGTTCGTAGAACGTGGTGTCGTGGCAACCCAGGTACTCGAACCCGGCCGCCTGGTAGGTCACCCCGAGGCCCCCGCACCGCTCGTCGGCGTAGCTCTGTATCCACTTCACCCGGGGGCAGGCCCGTCGGATGTATTTCACGGCGTAGCTGAGGGCGCGGCTCTCGCTGTTACGTGGCGCGGCGTCATCCAGCCACATGCGGTTAAGCTCAAGGTATTCCGCCACCTCCGTGCCGGCGACGACCTTGGACGCGCGGCGCGGGTTGAGCATGTAGCCGAACTGAAGCACGCCGACCAGGCGTCCGGCCAGGTAGACGCCCAAGTGGATATAGCTGTTGTTGACAACCCGGCGGGAGTAATGCCGCGCGCGGATGATCTCGCGGGCCAGGCTGCCGGCGATCTGCGCCACGTAAAATTCCCGGCAGCCGAAGCCGCCCACGGCCTTGCGCCCCATGACGTAGCCGGGCCTGGTCGATATGGGGACGGCGATTTCGCCGGCGGCCGGCGGATGGTGCAGCGGTCTTGTGCCCAACGGTTGAACCTTCAACCATCGGCGGCTCACGGGCGCTCTTTTGGGGGGCTCAGGGTGTCGCCGGCGTCGACCGGCAGGGCCCTCAGGATGTTGACGGCCCCGCATCGGGGGCACTTGATTTCTATAGTCTCGGCGACGGCGCGGCACAACAGTTTCCTGCAACGCGCGCAACGCACCTCCGTCATTGAATTCAACGGGTATGCTCCATAGGCTACCCCCGCCGGTGGCTGCCGGTGGCGGGGTGGGGCCTGAACTCGGCCGGTTCAACCCATGGGTGGTCATAACACCCGGTGAAAGGGCGTTGACGCGCCCGAGTAACCACCGCCTCGGCCTTGAACCTAAACGGAGGGATAAAATGACGGAAAAAGTGAGACGAGCCGTGGTGTTCGGCCTGACCGAGGAGTGGCAGTTGCCTGCGGGTGCCTTGCACGTCGTGCCGGGGGACGAAAAAGCAGAACTGACGGTGGAGGAGGCGCAGGTGGTGGTGCTCAGGGACATCGCATACCAGCTCAAGAAGCTGCACGAGAAGCTGGACAACGTGGCTGATGCTGTTTCGGCCGCTGCGCGGCGGGATTGAGCTGCCGCCATCACGCCGCCGCCTTCAGGTTGTCGGCTTTGTGGATTTCCCATAGGCCCTGGAACCGCGCCGGCCGCCGTCGATGGTTGCGCAGCACCTCCGCCACCTCAACCGCGGTCAGCACCAGGTGCAGGTTTTCGCCCCGGCGGATGAATCCCCAGCGCTCGCCGCGCGGCCGGCAATCGAAGACGTAGAGCGCAAGCCCCTCCGAAAGGCCCCTCAGGGCCGCTTGAACGGCCGCCCTGGACGGCCCGCCGCGCCGGGTAACGTGCATCGGTCACGCCACCGGCGTCAGCTCGGCGATGGTGAGGTCGGGCCTGGCCGGCCAGGCCGCGTTGCCGGGCACGTCGGCGGCCGACGCCGGCGGCGCCAGTTGCAGGTCGGTCGAGGCGGCCAGCACCTGGGCGCCGTACTGCACGATGGCGGCCCACAGGTTGTCCAGGATGTCCGGATCGGTGACAGTGTAGGGCACCCCGGCGGCGGTCATGAACCTGGCCTCGGCGATCATCCCGCCCCGCAGCATTTTCGACGACCGTTCCAGCCGCGCCAGGCTCGTTTCGTCGCCCTTGAAGGCGGCCCCCTCCAGGATCACGCCGGCGCGGATCAGGTCTTCCGCGTGCTCGCGGATCGCGGCGATGACCGCCGCCGCCGCCGCCGCCGCGTCGGCGTCCAGTTCGGCCTGCGTCTTGTCGCGCACCGGCGTCCGCATGTGCCAGGTCCCGTCCGGATCCTGCCCGATGACGGGATCCTCCGGCACCTGCGCCGCCGAGTCGAAGGCCGGGGCGGGGTGGACCGTCAAGTGCGCGCGGCCGTAGGTGGCGAGCGCCGCGTCATCGAGTCCCGTGATCCCAAGGACGTTTCGGAACTGCGATTGAAGCTCGCCCGCCGCGATCGGGGCCACGGGGTTGGCGGTGTCGATAAAGTAATCGTTCATGGCGTCGGTCCTTTCAGTAGATGATCTTGGCGCCGCCGGTGTTGTCGGGTTCGCCGTAGGTGCCTCGGTCCGGGTCCGCGTCGCTGTCGGCGCGGGCGATGGTCCAGCCGGCGGGGATCAGGCTGGCGCCTGCCCCGGACCCGGCGGTATGCACGCCTTGGCTGCCGCCGCCGGCATACCCGCCGCCGCCGCCCGCGGTGCCGCCGTCCGATCCGGGGCCGCCGGCGCCGGCCAGGGTCGCGTGGTCCTTGCCCTTGCCGCCGCGGCCGCGCTGATTATTGCCGATGGGGTTGCCGTCCGTGCCGTCGCCGCCGGCCACGCCGCCGGGCCCGCCGGTGTTGAAGCCCAAGCTGTCGTCGCTGCCGCGCGATCCGCCGCCGCCGCCGCCCGAGCCGTCCGCGCCGCCACCGCCGCCGGACCCGCCCAGGGTTCCGCCGGAGCCGGTGTCCGCCCCGTCGCCGCCGCCCGTCTCGTCGCCGTTCTGGGCGGCCGCACTGTCGGAATATCCGTCCCGGTGCCCGCCTTGGCCGCCCTGACCGCCGCCGTGGAGGAACAGGCCCGCGTCGCCGCCGTTGTAGCTGTAGTGCGACGCGCTCAGCTTGTGGGCCCCGCCGCCGCCGCCCGCGATGGCGAACCGGACGCCCAGGATGCGGAGGCCCGTGCCGCCGCCGCCGGGCGAGGAACCGCCGCCGCCGCGGCCTTCGCCGGTGGTGGAGTAGCCGAGGATCCCGCCGTCGTTGTTGCCGACGCTGACCGTGAAGTAGTTGTTCGGGAGGTAGCCGTGCACGACGGCGCCGTGCCCGCCGCGATAGGTCGGCGCCGTGCCGCCCGACACGCCGCCGGAGCCCCAGAGGCGGACCATGCAGCCGTTCGCGGCCTTGCGGAAATCCACGGCTAGGAACTTCTTCGGCAGGTAGTCGTTGACCGGCGCGATGACCTCGGTCATCGACCCGGCCGGGCCCAGCCGCACCGGACGTCCCGAGCGGCGAACGACGCGAACCGCTCTAGGCATATTCGCCTCCCACGTAGGCCACTTCGCCGGACGCCCCGCCGTCCCAGGTCTCGATGGCGATCTTGTGCATCACGTTGGGGTCGGTGGAGATCGGCGGCACTTCGCCGTAGGACCATCCGGAGCCGGCCGGCAGGTTCAGCGGCCAGCCGCCTGTAGCGTCCTGCTTGAAGCGGACATAGAAGGAATAGACCGTGTTCGCGGCGCCGACGTTGGCGAAGGCCACCGTCATGGCCTGGTCGAGCGTCACGTCGTAGTTCGGCCCGGCGTCGCCGTCCAACGTGAGCGTCGGCCCGCCGGCAACGACGGTGAAGGTCTCGCCGGCAGTGTCGGTCACCGTCGGCGCCTCGCCCGTGTCCACGTCGACGAAGAACTGTGTCGCCGACAACGCGATGCCCAAGCGCACCGGGTCTTCGGGTGCCGTGTCGACCATCTCGCCCGCTGCGGCGCCGGACAGGTAGTATCTGGCCCCCGGCGTCAGCCCGGCGAACAGGTCCGCCCGCGTCACGCCGAAGAAGATCACTTCGGCGTTGGTCACATCGGCGACGCCCACCGCCCGGTTGGCGGCTGTACCGTCGGCCAGGGCCTTGACGTACTCGCCGCCGCCGGCGTCCCAGCGCACCGGGTTGCCGTCCGCCACCGTGCCCTCGAACACGGCCTCAGTGACCTTCACGACCTTGCCGCCGGCGATGATCATCTGCTGGATGGCCTGGCGGAGCTGCGTGAAGTCGGCCTTGGTGGCGTCGAGCGTCAGGCCCATGCCCTCGATGACGGCCGCGATCTCCTCCTGGATCATGTTGAACCAGTCCTGGCCCGGCACCGTGGCCGGAACGGGCGGATCGGCCGCCGGGTTGCCCTTGGTGAAGTAGCCGGGGGCGCCGGCGGCGTCGGGCGCCGGCAGGCCGGCGACGGCTGTCGAGGTGTCAACTCTATGCATCGGATGCTCCTTTGACGATGACGACGGTATGGGCGGGCTTGGTGCGGCCAAGGGCGCATTGCAGGATTTCCAAACCCACCTGATAGGCCAGGGGCGTCTGGCAATGGTCCTGGCAACTGAATTCCCGGTCCTGCGCGCCCGGCGCCTCCATCTGCCAGGCGAACCGCCAGGGTTCGTCGCAGATGGGATCGGCGCACTCGCTGTTGACCGTGAACGGCCGGAACTCGGTGATGGTGACGGGGTCGAAGCCCAGATCCCGCGCCACCTCGCGATAGAACGCGCGGGATTGCCCGCCGCGCGCGGTCAGGCGGGCCACGACAGCTTCGCGCCGCGCCGGCAGGGTGTCGGGCACGTACTGGCTGCACGGGTCCGTGCCCACGACGCGCTCCCACTCCGGCAACAGTTCCGTCGCCAGGCGCGGATCGGCCTCGATGTCGATCAGGTCGACGCCGCGGTTGTGCGCCCGGGCGAATTCGTCGGCCCAGGCCGCCAGCACCTTGGTAAGCGTGGCGTCCGGGTCGCGCGGCCAGGCGGCGCCGGGCGGGAGAAGCGCCTGAAGAACTCTCAGATAGTCGTCGGAAGTCGCCCGCATGACTGCCCCTTAGATGAACGTCACGTCGCCCAGCGTGGCGATCTGGCTGGACGTGGTTTCGAAATCCGCCGGGGCGGCGCCGGCGATGCTGACCAGGACATGGTCGTGTTCGCCGGCCGCGATGGAGATCGCCTCCCGGATGTGGCTCAACAGGATCGTCGCGCCGGGCGAGGCCTCGCGGCGCAACAGGTCCGTCAGGTTCGCGATCACGGCGGCCTGGACCTCGGCCGAGGCCGGGGTCAGCCCGGAAATCACCAGGTCAAGCGGCTTCGCCACGGGAGCGACCACCGTCACGTCGGCGGTGACCGGACGCCTGTCCTCCTGGTCGATCAGCGCCTGCACGGCCGCCACCGACGCGCCGTCCGGGATGCCGTCGGCCGTCGTGTCGTCGGTCATGAAGCGGACGGTGACGGTCCCCAGGCCCAGCTCGCCCGCGAACACCCAGGCCCGGGTGACGCCGGCGACTTCCTTCGCCCAAACGACGTAGTCGAACCCGGCGCCGCCGTGCGGCGGCGTGCGGATGCGGGCCAGAATGCGCGCGCGCAGGTCCGCGTCGCTTTCGGCGTCGGCGCCGCCGGCCAGCCCGCCCGCCGCCACCGCCCCGTCCGTCATGATCCCGGCGACGGGCGACACCATGACGATGGGCGCGCCTTCGGCGGCGTTCGCCGCCTTTCCTGCGACCAGGGCCTGGCAGGCCACGGTGACGGCGCCGGCCGCGCTGACCGCCTCGGCCGTGGTCTCGAACTCGGTGCCGTCGGGCAGCGAGAGCAGCGTGCCGGCGGGGACCGCAACGCCGTTCTGCGTGGCCTCGAACGTGGCCGATCCCGTCGCATAGCCGCCCGGCTTTCGGTTGATGCCCCAGGTCGTGCCGTGATGGCTTTCCAGCATCTCCGCCTCGGCCGTGACCGGCGATATCTGCGGCGCCAGCCAGCGGTGGAACCCGTACAGGCCGTGCAGGCCGCCCGAATGGACCCGCGCCATGACGTTGGCGTTTGACCGGCGCAGTTGCGCCCCCGAGCCGGGCAGGCGGCTTTCGAAGTCGCCCTCGGCCCGGGCGGTCAGTTCGGTCAGGGTCGGCGTCTTGAACGGCATGCTATGCGGCCTCCGTCTTCGCGGCCTGGCCCCGCCAGGCGTATTGATAGGTGAACGTTTCCGCGCCCGACGGGCGGGGGATGACGACGGTGAAGCCAAGGACGCCCGGCCGGTGGACGAAGGTCTCGACCTCGACGCGCTCGGCGATCCCGTCCTCGATCACCCAGGTCAGGGCTTCCTCGATGTATTCCCTGGCCCGGCGCAGGACCTCCGGCAGCTGCTTTTCCCGGTGCAGGAGCCACAGCCGCGACCCGTACTTGTCGCCGTCCGCCGGCGCGCCGTCGACGTTCGGCGGCATGGCGTCCCCCCACCATCCCCGGCGGTCGGCCTCGGCTTCCGGCAGGCGGTCGTCGGGCAGCGCCCGGGTGTCCGTGAACAGGGAGTGAATGATTGCCGTCTCCAAGCCTTCCTCGGCCGCCAGCACGCCGCCTTGCAGGCCGAGGTCGGCGGCGACCAGG